TCTAAATGGCTCATACTCAGTATGTTGATAAAGCAGATGTTAAGACTTGGCTAGGACTTAGTGGAACAGCTCAAGATACAAACATTGATATTGCTATAAATGCTGCTTGTAGAGCCATTGATGATTTTTGTGGTAGAGAGTTTATCCAAACAGAAACAACACAAGATAGATATTATGATTGTGAGTTTGCTGATTATGCTTTTGTTGATGATATAGCCACAACTACAGGATTAGTAGTTAAAACTCTTAATGAGGATGGAACTGATGATCAAACTTTAGTTCTTAACACAGATTTTTATTTATATCCACTTAATGCAGATAAAGTAATTCCAACTTTGCCATTTTATAAAATAGTTATGGCTATTGAAAATGGAGGAAAAGTATTACCAACTCACTTTCCTAAAGGTTTGAAAATAACTGCAACATTTGGGTTTCCAGATCAACATAATGCAGGTAGTTATGTTCCAGAAGCAATTACTCAAGCTGCATTAATACAATCAGCAAGATTTTGGCAGAGAAAGAACTCTCCAATGGGATTTAGTGGTAATCCTGAAACAGGACAAGCTCCTGTTATATTCTTATCAGAACTAGATCCAGATGTTAAAACACTTTGTAAGAAATTTAAAAAAACAACAATCACATTAGCTTCAGGCAGACCATACACAGGATTAACTGCAATCAATAACCAAAGACAGTATGGTGTATGAAATTAACTCTAAATGGAGCTTTAGATCTAAGTAGATCTATCAACTCACAAACTATTTGGAATAAAAGAAGTAATGACTTCTTTAACAAATTAGCATTAGAACTTAAAGATGATTCTTTAAATGCTTTAGAAAGTAAGCCATCTCCTAGATCTCAAGCAGGTAGAGGTAATAAAAACACAGGAAATACTAGGAGAAGTGTATTTGTTGCTAAGTTAGGCAATACTAATAGGCTAAGGATGTCTGAGGGCTTTAAATTGGCTACATCAGCTCCTTATGCTCCATTTATTCATGGTAAGCCAATATATAGAGGATTTTCTCCAACAAAAAGAACTAGACCATTCTTTCCTCCTTATCAAGAGGGAACACCATTAGCTAAGTGGGCTAAAAGAGGAACTCCTAAAATGAATGCTTTTTTAGTTGCTAGAAAAATTAGCCAAAGAGGTTTAAAGATGAAGCCATTTATTGGTGGTGTTGTTTATGAGAAGCAGAAAGAGATTAAAGAGGGTGCAGAAGATATGTTAAGATTAATTGCAAGAGATATAGCTAGGAGTGTTAAATAATGGCTTTACTAACTTCAATTAGAGATGGTTTAAAAACAAATTTAGAAACAATATCTGGATTAACTGCTTATGAATATGTTCCAGATTGGATAGAGCCACCTATAGCTTTAGTTGCTCCAATTAATTCACTTAACTATGACTCAACAATGGCAAGAGGTGCTGATACTTATGAAATTCCTGTTATAGTATATATATCAAGAGTAGATGCACAGCTCTCTCAGGATGCTGTAGATGGTTATTTAGCTTCAAGTGGAGCTACATCAGTTAAAGCAGCAATAGAAAGTGATCCAACTTTGGGAGGTGCAGCTATGTCTGTTAGAGTAGTAAGTGCAACTGATTATGGAGAATATGAAGTAACACAGGGAACTAGCTTTCTTGGTGTAACATTTAATGTAGAGGTAATAGCATAATGAAAGTAAAGATTTTAATAGGTAGTGATTTTTCACTAGATAAAAAAGATAAAAGAGTAGAAGCAGGAGAAGTTTTAGATCTCCCAGATAATATAGCTAAAGCATTAATCAAGAATAATGCAGCAGTTAAGTTTGATAGTAAAATGGTTAAAGAGGAAGAAGAATAATGCCAACTTTTAATCATGGAAAAAATGCTGTAGTTTTATTAGATAACACTAATCTTTCAACAACTTTAACAGATGCAGCTTTATCATTAACAGCAGATGTAGCTGAAACTTCAACTTTTTCTAGCTCCTCAAAAACCTATGTTGCAGGACTTAAAGATGGAACTGTATCATTATCAGGTTATTTTGAGAGTTCAGATCCTGATGCAGATGCTGAGTTTTTATCTCAGCTAGGAGGATCTGGTGCAGCATTTTCCATAGCCCCAATAGGATATACCAGAGGAAATGCTGTATCTTTTGGAAACACAATAGCAACTTCTTATGATAGAAGTGCAGATGTAGGATCAGTTGTTGCAGTAGCAGTAGCATTCCAATTTGATGGAGATGCTTATAATGGAAAGTCTTTATTGACACCAACTGCTGTAACAGGTAGCTCAAATGAAACATCAGTTGATTTTGGAGCTGCAGGAACTAATGGTGGTGCAGGAGTTCTACATTGTGTAGCAAGTTCAGGAAGCCCAACTTTAGATGTTAAAATACAAACAAGCACAGATGATGCTGTATGGAGTGATTATATAACTTTTACTCAAGCTACAGGAACAACATCTGAGCTAATAGCAAGTGCAAGTAATCCTAGTAGATATGCTAGAGCAGTTCTTACTTTTGGTGGAACAGGCTCTATAACTGCTGCTATAGGATTTGCACATAAATAGATTAAGGAAAATAGGAGAAAGATAAATGCCAACATTTACACATGGAAAGAATGCAGCTTTTAAAATAGATGACTCTGGAGGAACATTAAGAGATATTTCTGATGTTTTAACAGATGTTGCTGTTTCAAGAACTGCTGATGTAGCAGAAGTTTCAGCATTCTCTAATAGTTCTAAAGCTTATGTAGCAGGACTTAAAGATGCAACAATTTCTATATCAGGATCTTTTGATGCAACTGTTGATGGTTACTTATCTGGAATACTTGGAGCTGAGGGATCATTTGAGTTCTATCCAATAGGAACTACAGGTGGAAATCCTAAAGCTAGTGGAGAATGTATCATGACTGCTTATGATAGAACTCCAGATGTAGGAGGAGCTGTAAGCTTTACTGCATCTTTTCAAGTAACAGGAGATGTAACTGAGGGAACTGCTTAAGATATAAATTAAGTATTTCACAACAGAAAGAGGTTATTGATGAAAAGACTTAGCTTAGATGATATATCTAATGCTCCATCTTTGCCTGAAAAAGAAATAGAAATTGAACAATGGGATGCCACAGTATTGGTTACAGGTTTAACTAAAGCTGATGCAGTTGAAATCAATAAACAATCAGAAAAAGATGGAATAAGAGATGAAGTTCTTTTTGAGAAACTTTTACTTCTTAAAGGATTAAAAGAGCCTAAATTTGATGATTTAGATCAAGTTGAGGAGTTTTACAGTAAAGCTACACCTAGCATAGTAGATAAAGTTCTTATAGGGATTTATAGGTGTATGGCTTGGACTAAGGAGGATCAGGCTTCTATAGCCTCTCAGTTTCCAGAATAATGAGGAGTTGGCTTTTGAATTTAGACTTGCTCTTGATTTAGGAATGACAGTTGATGCTCTTAGAAAATCTATGAGTGTGCAAGAATTTGAATCTTGGAAGTTATACTACATAGATAGAAATAAAAAAGAGCAGAAAGCTATCACAGAAGCTAATGCAAGAGCTAAATTGAGGAGATAATGGCAAGAGCAACTTTGGAGATGTTTTTAAAGCTCACAGGAGCTGATAAGACTTCTCAGGGTTTAGATAAGGTTTCTAAATCTACAAAAAAATTAGATCAAGATGTAAATAATACTTCTAAAACTAATGCACAATTTGCAGCAGGAATGTCATCATTAACTAAAGGTGCTATTGCAGGTGCTGCAATATTTGCAGGAAAACAATTATTAGATTTTGCTAGATCATCAATTATTGCAGCTAGTTCTGCTCAAGAAGCAGCAGGAGCTTTTGGAACTACATTTGGTGGAGCTGCAGAACAGCTTGGACAACAATTATCAAAAAATGCTAATCTTTTTGGATTAACTACTTCAGAAGCTAAACAGTTAATTGGTGTATTTGGTGCTGTTGCACAGGGTATAGGTTTTACACAAGATGAATCAGCAGGATTATCTGCAAGACTTTTTGAATTATCTGGAGATATAGCTTCTTTCAATAATATTTCAGCAGGAGCAGAGCCTGTTCTTAGAGCATTCCAATCAGCATTAGTTGGAGAAAGAGAAGCTCTTAAAACTTATGGTATTGCTATATCAGAAGCTGAAGTACAAACTAAAGCTTTAGCTATGACAGGTAAAGATAGTGCAGATGCTTTAACTAGACAAGAAAAAGCATTAGCAACTACTGAATTATTGTTTGATAAAGCTGCAGTTCAAATAGGTAATGCTCAAAGAGAAGCTGAGGGCTTTGCTGCTCAGATGTTACAAACAAGAGCTAAAACTCAAGAACTTAGAGAGGAAGTAGGAACTCAGTTATTACCTGCTGCAGGAGAATTAGTAGGTTTATTTAATAATTTTGTTGATAATGTTTCTCCTAGTGTAGTTGCTGCTTTTGGTTTAATTAATGATGCAATAGTAGCTACAGTAGATGCAACAGATAGAGGAACAGATGCTTTTGAAAAGTTCTTTAGAATATATTTCTTAGGACAATCTGCTCTATATGGTAATGAGGAAGCTGTAGAGGAACTTAATAAAGTATTAAATCAAAATAGAAAAATAACTAATCAAAATTCTGCTCAAGTAATAAGTTCAACAGGTATTTCATTAGATTTTGGTAAAACTGTTATGGATCTAAATAAACTTTATGATTACTACAATACAAATCTCCAGAAAAACAGAAATCAAATAATAGTTAATACAACTCAAACAGCTAAATTTGGAGAAACTATAGATAAAAAACTTAATCCTATATTTGGAGAACAAAATGCTTTAATTCTATCTAACATTCAATTAGAAACTAATAGAAATACCTTAATGAAGTTAATTAACTCTGCTAATCAAGATTTAGCTATGGCACAAACAAATTACAACAATGCTCTTAAAGAAGTTAATAGATTAACCATAGAAGAAAATGTTAGAGATGCAGAAGCTGCTATTAGAAAAGCAGAATTACAAACTCAAATAGCTTTATTAACAGAAGCTCAATCTAAAGGTAAAGATGTTTCATTAGATTTACAATTAGCTCAAGCACAGTTAGCAGAAGCAGAATATGAATTAGCAAATAACTCTGATGCTTTAACTGCTGCTAGAAGTGTTTTAACTGTAGCTGAACAAAATTTAGAAACTGCTACTAAAAATCAACAAAAAGCCATAGAGGAAAGAAATAAGCAATTAGTTAGATCTATTGACTTAACTAATCAACAAGCTAATGCAAATCAAAAAATAATAGATCAGGGAGAATTATATAGACAGTTTAGAGCTATAGAAACAGCTCCTATACAGCCATTTATTCCTAATTCAGTAGAAACTCCTGCTGCTACTTTAGGCAATCAATCAGCAGTATCTCAAGCTGCTACAGGTGGTGGAGCTTCTACAGTAAATGTTGAAGTTTATATTGGAGATGAAAAGATTGATGAAGTTGTGCAAAAATCTAATACTAGGATTCAAGAACAGGGTAAAACCTTTGCAATAAGATAATGGCAGTAGTATTTGATAATAATGTAAATATAACTGTTGAAATAGCTTTTGACAGTAATCCATTAGATAGTTCTCAGACTTGGACAGATGTATCTCAATATTTAAGAAGCTTTGAAACAAGCAGAGGTAGATTAACAAACTTAGCTCAATTCCAAACAGGAACTGCAACTGTTACTTTAGATAACAGAGATAATAGATTTTCTCCTAATCAATCAACTTATTATTATGATGCTGCTAATTCCAGAACAAAGATACAGCCACTTAAAAGATTAAGAATAAGAGCTGAATATAATGCTATAACTTATGATTTATTTCATGGCTTTGTTGAGAGCTTTCCTGTTCAATATGCAGGGCAGGGATATGATGCTTCTACTAAATTAAGAGTTGTAGATGCTTTTAAACTATTCTTTCAAGCTACTTTAAATGGTATTGGATGGCAGTTAGGTATTTCAAAGCTTGGATCTACTTCTAGGCTAACATTAACTCAAGCACAAGAATTAAGCTCTGTAAGGGTTAAAAACATACTTGATAGCTTTGGTTATAGTAATCAGGCTATCTCTACAGGCAATTTACAAGTTCAGTCACAGCCAACAACAGATGATTTATTAACTGCATTAAAGAAAGTGGAAACAGCAGAAAATGGAACTTTCTTTATTGCAGCTAATGGAGATGCTACTTTTAGAAATAGAAACTACAGATTAACAAATACAACTACTCCTGTAGCTACTTTTGGACAGGGAGTTGGAGAGTTACCTTATGTAGATATTATTTCAACTTATGATGATAATAAAATCATTAATACAGTTCAAAGAACTAGAACAGGTGGATCTACACAGATTGCAATAGATTCTGATTCAGTAGAGAGATTTGGAACTCATGTTTTAACTGAATCTGGAACAATTAATGCTAGTGATGCAGATGCTTTATCAATAGCTAATCAGAAAGTTGTTGCTAACTCTATTCCAGAAACTCATGTTGAAGCTCTATCTTTTGCTCCTCAACAGAATGTAAATTTATGGGAAAAAGCATTAGGATTAGATATAGGAAGTTATGTTCAAGCTAATGTAACAACTCCATCATCTACAACTGAGTCTTATAATTTGTTTATTGAAAGAATAAAGCATAAAGTAGATGCAAGAAACAAGACTTGGAATTGGAATATAGGATTATCTCCTGCAGAAACAGGAGCTTGGATTCTAGGAGTTAATAGTTTAGGAATTGATACAAACTTAAGTTATACTTAAAAAGAATTAAGGAGAATTATTTATGGCAGCAGGTAGTTGGGTAGATTGGAACACAGGAGATTTAGTAACAGCAGCAGCTTTTCAAGATATACAAGACTCAATAATATTTATTTTTGCTAGTGAAAGTGCAGCAAACTCAGCTTTAACAAATAAAGTTACAGGAACTGCTTTTTTTGACACTACAGCTAAACAGCTTAAGGTATGGGATGGCTCAGCTTGGCAAGAAGCTTTAACTAATCCAATTAAAGGTTATTTTGAAACAGATCAAGCAGTTACAAGCTCATCTGGAGTTATAACAATAGATTTAGATAGTGGAAACACAGGAACAATTACTTTAACTGAAAATATTACAGATATAGATTTTACTAATGTTCCAACTAATGGTGTTTCAAGTTTTACTTTACAAATTACACAAGATGCTTCATCAGCTTATACAGTTGCAATTAATGCTGTAACTGTAAATGGTGGTGGAGATGTAACAGCAAAGACAGCAGGTGGTGCAGGTTATACAATGAGTTCAACACTATCTGGAATTGATCTAGTAACTTTTCTTTTTGTAGATGCAGGAACTCCATTATTAAATGCACTACAAGATTTTAGTTAGGAGTAGCTTATGCCATTAGGTGCAGCTAGATTTGGACTTCTAGGTGGAGTTGCAGATTTAGGAAAATTAGAATTAATCCATACTGAAACATTTAGTAGTGTTGCTTATGTAGATTTTTTAGTAAGTGCAGGAACTTTTGATACTTCTTATAATGTACATTTTTTAACTATTAACAATATTCACTCAGCAGAAGATAATGGTTTTTTAGGTATGCAATTTTATGAAAGTGGAACATTAGAAACTGCTAATGTTTATCAATATGCAAAACAATATGGATTAAGTGTAGGAACATTTAGTACATATCAAACTACTACAATTAATCAAATACAAATTTCACATGCACATGGAAATGCTACTAATGAAAGTGGTGGCTTATATGCTTATATTTATAATGCAGGGGATAGTTCTAAATATACTTTTGCAACTTGTCATAGTTCTAGTGTTAATGGTGCAACTCAGTATGGTTTTGAATTTGGATCTGGTGTATTACCACAAGCAAGTTTAGTAAATGGAATAAGAATTATAGAAAATAATAGAGTTGGTGCAGGAAGTGCAAATATTTCTGGAACAGCAAGTTTATATGGAATTAAAGATAGTTAGATTATGGCAGTTGGTAATTTAGAATTTATAAAATCTGCTAGTGGAACTTCTGTTAGTTCATTATCAGTAACAGATTGCTTTAGTGCTGATTATGATGTGTATCAAGTTAATATATCTAAAGTTGATACAACTAATACAACTTGGGTTAGTTGGTCTTATTTAGATAGTGGTGGAAGTGAAATAACTTCTGCAATATATGATGAAGCAGTTTTAGAAATGCTTAGTTATGCTGCTTATGTTGAAAGTGCAAATACAGGTTTAAATAATCATCTTAGAGCTATGAGAGGAACTGCAAATAGCACAGATTTAGGTGGTTTAACTATAACAATATTTAATCCTTATAACTCTAGTTCCTATACATTTTCAACAGTTCAAAGTAGTGGTTTTGTATCAGGTAGTGGTTTATTTGGTGCTAAAGGTATTTATGTTTTGAAACAAGCTGCAACTCATACAGGTATAAAAGTATCAACACAACTTGGAACTTTAGACAATATAACAGTTAAGGTATATGGATTGGCTAGTAATTAGGAGTTAAATAATGGCAGGTAGCTTAATAAAAATAGATGAAGAAATAGTTACAGGAGCAGTAGCAAGTGTAACTTTAACAGGTATTGATAGCACTTATGATGTGTATATGGTAAAGATAAATGGTTTATCTCCTGATACTGCTGAAAATTTAGAATGCAGAGTAACAGAAAGTGGTACTGCTAACTCAACTGCTAATTATGATTTTGCAGGTAAAGGTTTAAAAACAAGTGGTGCTTTTGAAAACAATTCAGGAACTAATGCTACACAATGGGATATTTCAGACAGTTTTATAAATGCAACAACAGGAAATTTTAACTCAATAATATATATCTTTAATGCAAACAATTCTAGTGAATACACATTCATAACTTTTGAAACTTCACATTATGCAGGTGCAGAACTTTATGGAAATCAAGGTGGTGCAGTATTTACAAGCACTTCTAGTGTAGATGGATTATTGTTTCAAATTGATGCTTCAAATAATATTGATAGTGGAACATTCACTTTATATGGTTTAAAGAAGTAAGTATAAGAAATATATAGTAAGATAGGAGAGATATGGCAACATTAGAGGAATTTCAAGCAGAATGTAGATCTGAACTTCAAGCTCTTAGAGATGGAGATGGTATCTTTAAACAAGTTAATAATGAAAGATTACCTATATCTGATTATGATTTTGAGCAGATGGTTGTAGATTGTGCTAATGGTAAATTTCAAGAACAAGAGTTTGGTTATATCCAAAAAAGACAAGAAGCTTATCCTGCAATTGGAGATCAATTAGATTACATCTTTCATAATGGCTTAGAAGCTTGGAAAACAGATATAATTCAGCCAATTAAAGATCAATTTCCTAAACCTTAATTTTGTCATACTTTTTAACTATCCTAGACTTATAGGAGGTTGAAAATGGTTACATTAACTCAATACTCAGAACAGCAGGGCAAAAAACCAACTAGCCAATTTGCAGCAACTAGGTATATCTTAGATAATCCAGATGCTAGGAAAATATTTCTTAAAATTGCTAAGGAAGCTGAAAAAGAGTATTTATCAGACACAATAGCAGCTCAATATCTTGTAGATAACTACAAAGAGTTTAAACATCTCAATTACAACACAGTAAGGAGATATTTTAAGGATTATAGAGATGGCAGAATCAAACCTTAGTAAGTTTGCAAAAACTGTTCAAGATAGAGATCCTAGACAAACTAAAAAGAAAGTTCAGCATCCTAAAGGCTTTGAGCCATCAATTTCTTATTCTGAAAAGACTAAATCTGGAGAAATAGTATCTGCTCCACAAAAAGAAAATAAGATTGATTGGAAAGAACAATTAGAAAGTTATTTTGGAGCTGATGCAAAGAATTATAAAGTTTTAAAAGATACTGCAGAGATTAGATTCTGGGATACAGCAGGAAATCCTCCACAGAGATTATATTACTTTAAAGCAAAAATTGTATCAAATAAAGCTTATATGCCTGATGATGATTTTAAAAAACTTTTACAAGAAGCTAAAAGAAAAAAGCCAAAGTCAAAGAAAAAGCCTGTTAAAGATTCAAAGACATTTGTAATATGCTTAAGTGATTTTCAGATTGGAAAAGCAGGAACTTCAAATGTTGTAGAAAGATTTGTTGATTATATTGATAAAACTGTAGATCACATTAAAACTTTACAAAAATATGAAAATATTAATCAAGTTCTCTATGCAGGATTAGGGGATATTTTAGAGGGAACTTGTGGCTTCTATCCTATGCAAGAATTTTCAGTTGAAATGGATGCTAGAATGCAACAAAAAGTAGCTAGGAGAATGATTTATAGACTAATTAAAGATACTATTCCATTATTTGATAAAGGTTTAGTTGCTTTTATTGGTGGAAATCATGCTGAGAATAGAAAAAATGGCAAATCCTATACAACTTTTGGAGATAATAAAGATGTAATGTTGGCTGAGGAATTACAGGAAATATTTAAAGAAGCTCCTGCATACAAAAATAAATTAGACTTTATGATTCCAGAAAATGAATTAAGTTTAACTTTTGAAATTTCAGATGTGGTAGTCAGTATGATTCATGGGCATCAACTTAGATCTGGATCTAATGCACAAGCAAAGCAAAGAAATTGGTTAGCTAATCAATCTTTAAGCAGAAATGCTATTAGTGATTGTGATATTTTATTATCTGGGCATTTTCATTTTTTTAGTGCTTATGAAACATCTGATAGATTATTACTTCAAGCATCAACAATAGATGATGGCTCTGAATGGTTTGAAAATACAATGGGAGATAGATCTAGGGCAGGATTAACTACTTTAGTAATTGGTGGAACAGAAAAATGGTCTAATATTAGAGTTATAAGGTAAATAATGAAACTTGAGATATTAAGATTTAATAGTTCAGATGACTTCACTTCTGGACTGTTGTTTGATGTTACTGATAATAAAAGAAAATTCCTATGTTATACCTTAGAGGATCAAGCACAAACAACAAAGGTTTATGGAGAAACAAGAATACCTGCAGGAACTTATAATTTAGTTTTAAGAACTGAGGGTGGCTTTCATACTAGATATTTAGCTAAATTTGGAGCTGATTTTCATAAAGGAATGTTATGGTTACAGCCAGATCCTAAAGATTTTCAGTTCATATTATGGCACATTGGCAATAATCCTTTAGACACCAAAGGTTGTCTGCTTTTAGGAAAAATTTCACAAGATGGGTATGTGGGAAAATCCACAGATGCTTATAAGGAAGTCTATCCATATATTAGAGATGCAATTCTTTATGGAG